GAATGACAAAACAGCTAAGAAGTCAAGAGGCAGGACTGCTAAGTTTAGGTTTTACCCAAGAAAGTGTAAATGAAGGATTTGGTGACTATATTGAAATGATGGCTAGGTCCGGCCAACTTAGAGGACGCTCAGATAGAGAACTTACTGCCGGCGCTACAAATTATCTAATGGAAATTGATAAACTTGCTAAAGTTACCGGAAAGAGTCGTAAAGAAATACAAGATGAAATGAATTCTCGTATGGCGGCGGCAAATTTTAATGTTCTTGCTTCAAAGCTGCAAGGTGATGCACTTACTAACTTTACTGCTAATGCGGCATTCGACAAAACACTAGGAGATGATTTTGCTGACGCTATGACTGATTTAGCAGACGGAACTGCACAGTCAGGTTTTGCGCAAAAACTAGCATCTATTGTTCCTGGATTTGCTGATCTTGCAGAAGCCAATGCAACAGGTAAGATTTCGCAAGAAGAATATCAAAGAAGATTTAGAGAACTGCTACCTCAAATTCAATCGTTTGCTAGTGGTTTAGATGCTGCTGGAACAAGTGCATTAATGCAAGAAGACGGATATGCTCAGTTGTTGGCTACGTTGTCTCCGGCACAAAAAGAATTGCAACGTATGACTGACGCAGCAAAGGCAGATGCTGATCAAGACAAAAGAACTACTTTAACAGACATATTTGCTAACTTTGAACAAACAATACAAAATGTAAAAAGTGCATTTGAAAGTGCATTTATAGAAAGCGGAGTGCTAGAATTTCTCGGAGTTGAACTAGGCACCGCAGCCGAAGGCGCAGTTGGAGGAATGAAAAGTATTACTGACAACCTAAAAGATTATTTAGGCAGTGAGCAGTTTAAAACAGATTTTGCAGCAGTAAAAACAAAAGTACAAGAATTTAAAACAGCAGTCGGAGACTTTGTTAAAGATATCAAAGAAAATGGAATAATGGAAGCAATTAAAAATTTATTTGCTGGCGACGGCGGCAAAGGTATAGATATTGGTGGTATGTTTGGAGACTTTATAAGCTCAGCATTTGCTAATATGTTACCAAGTTTAGACACTGTTCTAATTGGATTAGCAGCAGGAATTGGCGCAATGATACTTGCACCATTTGCAGGTATTGCTGCTGTATTTGTAGGCATTGGTGTTGGTATTGCTGCAATGATAGGCTGGGAAAATATTAAACAATTTGCAGTTGATAGTTGGAATGCAATAACTGGAGTATTTACAGGTATAGTTGATTGGTTTGCCGGAGTAGACATAATGACTCCTATTAATGATATGTGGGCTACTGTTAAAGGATGGTTTACGTTTGGAGAAGGCGAGTCATTTAGTATAAGTGCAGTTGGAACAAAAATGTGGGAAACTGTTACTGGATGGTTTAGTATGGAAGGAACTGACTTTAGTATTTCCGCAGTAGCTGATATGATGTGGCAAACTGTAACAGGTTGGTTTAACTTCTTAGATACTACATTTAGTATTAGTGAAATAGCAACCGATATGTGGAACACTGTAACAGGCTGGTTTGGCTTTGGTGAAGGCGAAGCAGCATTTGGAATTAGTCAACTTGCACAAGATGCGTGGGCAACTGTAACAGGATGGTTCGGCTTTGGTGAAGGCGATTCGTTTAGCATAAGCGAACTAGTAAGCGGTGCTTGGGAAACGGTTACTGGATTCTTTAGTTTCGGAGAAATGGAACTTCCAAGTATATCAGGACTGTTTCAAGGTATAATTGATAAAGTAAAAGGATTTTTTAGTTTCGACTTTAAAATGCCTAACTTTAAACAATACTTGCCAAAGTGGCTAGGTGGAGAAGGAAAATCGTTATTTGGCGGTGGAGGAGGCGAACCAGGCACTACAGCAACAGCAGCAGTAACACAACCAGAAGCTATGCCTGATGTATCGACTCCAGGAAATGTTGCTGCATTAGGAACATTAGATTACGGATATCAATTAGATCAAGCCAAATTACTAAAAACAGAGCTTGCAGACATAAGTTCTATGGCTACTTTTAATGATGAATTAGAAAGAATGCAATCAGGACTTGACAAATCTAATGTAGAAGCGTATAATACTAGTATGAAAGCCTTAGTTACTACATTAGAAAAACTGAATAAAGTGCTTGCAGAAGATAATAAAGGATTGTTAGGCGGCGGAACAGGAGTTTCTGCAGGATCAATGCTTGCAGACGGCACATTAGGTGGCGGATCCAGCACAGGCAGCGCAGAGCAGCTAGATCGGTTAAATAGCTTAGTTACGCAACTTTTGGCAGAGACGAAAGTAACTAACACGAATACTAAAGATACTGTTAGAGCCATTAGCGGAAACCTACAATTAGGATGATTAAATGAGTTGGAAAAAACATTTTACACCAGTAAAAACTGGAAATAACCCGGACGGAAGTTATAGTCCTTTTACTCGGGCTGGAACCGGAAGTAATGCAGGTCCTGCTCGTACTAATTATTCATCATATTTGCCTGATGTATATATTGGAAGTCCAAATCGTGTTGAACGTTATGGTCAATATAATACAATGGATATGGATAGTGAAGTAAATGCTGCACTTGATATATTAGCAGAATTTACATCGCAAACTAATCAACAAAATAAAACACCGTTTATACTTGACTTTAAAACTAAAGCAACTAATTCAGAAATTACAATTATACAGCAATACTTAAAGCAGTGGTGTAAATTACAAAACTTTGAAACACGCATATTTCGAATTATGCGAAACATATTTAAATTTGGTGATCAGTTCTTTATTAGAGATCCTGAAACTAAAAAATTATTTCACGTTGATCCTGCAAAAGTTACAAAGATTATTGTTAACGAAAGCCAAGGTAAAACGCCTGAACAATATGTAATTAAAGACTTTAATTTAAACTTTGCTGAAATGGTAGCAACAACACCACATCAAACTAACGGAAACATAACCGGCGGCGGCGATGGCTATTTAACAGGTGGCGTTCGAGGTATGGTCGGCAATACAACTAGTTCAGCAGCCGGCGGTCGATTCCAAACAGGCGACAATGAAATTTCAGTTGACTCGGAACACGTTTTACATTTAAGTTTATCAGAAGGACTAGATTTAAATTATCCGTTTGGTAACAGTTTACTAGAAACAGTATTTAAAGTATTCAAACAAAAAGAATTGCTCGAAGATGCGATTATTATCTATCGTGTACAAAGAGCTCCAGAAAGAAGAGTATTCTACGTTGATGTGGGTAATATGCCATCACACCTTGCTATGCAATTTGTTGAGCGTGTTAAGACGGAAATACATCAAAGACGTATCCCATCGCAGACAGGTGGCGGAACAAATGTCATAGACTCATCATACAATCCCCTGTCAATTAATGAAGATTACTTTTTCCCACAAACTGCTGAAGGTAGAGGATCTAAAGTTGAAACACTACCTGGCGGAACTAACCTAGGAGAAATTGATGACCTTAGATATTTTACTAATAAGCTCGTACGTGGCTTACGAATTCCTAGTTCATACTTACCGACCGGGCCTGATGATGGAAATTCTCAGTACAGTGACGGGAGAGTTGGAACAGCCTATATACAAGAACTAAGATTCAATACATACTGTGAACGCTTACAAAATTTAGTAGCCGAAGAATTTAATCAAGAATTTAAACGATATATGTTAGAAAAAGGAATAAACATTGATACTGCAATGTTTGATCTTAGATTTCAACCACCACAAAACTTTGCAAGTTACAGACAAAGTGAAATTGATAATGCACGTATTCCTACATTTACACAGATGAGTGCAATACCTTACGTTTCAAATAGATTTGCAATGAAACGTTTCTTAGGAATGACAGAAGAAGAGATTGCAGAAAATGAACGTATGTGGAGAGAAGAGAACGACGAAAATCTAACACAGCCAGAAACCGATGCAGCAGGCGAAATGCGTGGTGCTGGAATTAGTTCAGCTGGAATTAGTTCAGACTTAGGTTCAATTGAAGACGAAGCTGATACAACCCCTGATCCGGAGATGGCCGGAGATGAGATGGCAGGTGCTATGCCTGATGCTGGAGGAGCAGCCGCAGCTGAAACTCCAACAACTGATCAAACGATATAAATACTACTATGATACTACGTGAATTATTTTATTATGATAAAGAAACGCTCGAACCTGTAGAGGACGATCGTTATGAAGAACGTGATGACGAGTCTCCTGTAGAAAAAACTGATACACGTAAAACAAGATTAACACTTCGCCAAATTAACAAAGCTCGCAAAGCATCTGAACTACATACAACAGAACAACAAAAAGAATTAGATTTTGTTCGTCAAATGTATGGAGTAGCAGCTAATGCTGACGCGGGTGTTTAATGGCAAAAATAGATAAGTCTTTATATTCAAAAGAAGAATGGCATAAGATAAGACAAGAAAGGCGTAATAAAAAACGTCTTAAAAATTTATCTAAAACAAACAACATTGAAAATTTATCATCTAACGATATTGCATTTGTTATCGGTAATGGCGTTAGCAGACTTCCTATTGACCTAGAACAATTAAAATCCATAGGAAAAGTATATGCTTGTAATGCAGTATACAGAACTTTTCAACCAGACTTCTTAGTAGCAGTTGATGTAAAAATGATTTTAGAAATCAATAAAGCTGGATTTCAACATAAAAATCAAGTATGGACCAATCCTAATAAATCATATGAACGAATAAAAAATTTAAATTTCTTTAGTCCTAGCAAAGGTTGGTCAAGTGGTCCAACTGCATTATGGTTAGCAACACAACACCAATACAAAAAAATATACATA